AGACCCAAGGATTTTTACTTCCACGAATGGATACTGGAGAAATGAATTCCATACCAGCACCCGCAATTGGATTAATGATTTATAATACTAGTGATGATTACGTGTATGTTTTTGGTGGTGCTTCTTGGGCTAAACTTGCATATGTGTAAAAATAACTTGTTTCCCCAAAAAATATATCATATAATAAACAAACCAATATTTATAATAAAATAAAACTATGGAATTTAATTGGATAATATCCGCTATGGATTGTAAAATTCATGAAGGTGAAATGACAGATGTTGTACAAACAGTACATTGGAGATACAATGCAACAGATATTGTACCAGCAACATCTGGATCAACAGATACAACATACTTTGCAGAAATGTATGGTGCAACAGGAGTTGGAGAACCAAACCCAGAGGACTTTACCTCATACCCAGACTTGACTAAAGAACAAGTAGTTGGATGGTTAGAGTCAGTTTTGGATGTTCCTGCTATGCAAGAAAATTTAACAAATCAGATAGAGTTGCAAATCAATCCAATTGATGTAACTTTACCTCCCCCATTTAGCAATAACCCAGTTACAGGATCTATACCTGAATAATAGTAAATAAATCAAAACAAATAAAAACAAGTAAAAATGGAAACAGTTACAGACAAAAAGTTCTTAACAGACGAGGAAAAAACAAGTTTGAAAGAAATTCAAACAAACACTCAAAAACTTATTGGTGAGTTAGGAGAAATTGAACTAGTAAAACTTCAATTAGAGAACCGCCACAATGCAGCAAAAACTTTCTTAAGTGAATTAGCTGAGAAAGAAAAAGAATTTACAAAAGCTGTATTTGAAAAATATGGTAAATCTAACATTGACCCTGAAACAGGTGAGATTACGGTGATAGATTAATTGAATTAAATAACACCATATTTATAATAAAATATATTAGATGGCAAAAGTATTAAAAAAGATATTTATCCCTACCACGGATGAAGTAGTTCAAAATTTTCCTATTGAATCGTGGCACGTTTCACAATCTGTAGATGCGTTTACAGGTACCGAGGCATATGATATTCTTCTTTCAGGATCATTAACTATAACTGGTTCTGTAGCTATAAACGGTTTAAGTGATACATTGCAAACTAATGTATTAACTTATGATGATACTACAGGACTTATTTATTACACATCATCCGCTACTTTTGCTACTAATAATATTTATACAAGTAGTATTACCCAAACTATTAATAGTAGTAGTGTCTACAATACCATCACCACCAGTTCAATAATCCAAAACATTACAAATAGTATAATTAACACTCCTGCCCCCTCAGATAAATACATCCAATACAATAGCGGAAGTACATTCGGAGCAAGTGCAGGATTTCAATATATTTATTCTATAAATGGTTTACAACATGGTACTAATGCCATAGCTACTGGAAATTATGCCTTTGCTAGTGGATTAGACACCTCAGCTCCTGGTGATTATTCAAATACAAAAGGACGTGAAAATAGATCTTCTGGAGCTTCATCCCATGCTGAAGGTTACCGAGTAACAGCCTCTGGAATAGCGGCACATGCTGAAGGTTTTGATACTTTAGCTGAAGGTAATTATTCCCATACTGAAGGTTCTGGTACATCCGCTACCGGTATTAGTGCTCATGCTGAAGGTGAAAATACTATTGTTAGAGGACACTCAGCTCATGCCGAAGGACTTTCAACTAATGCCTTGGGATATGCATCACATGCTGAAGGATCAAATACATATGCTGAAGAAACTGGTTCTCATGCCGAAGGTGGATCTACTTATGCAACAGGTTTATATTCACATGCTGAAGGATTTGGTACTGTAGCCTCAGCTCTTGGTTCCCATGCTGAAGGTTCAACCACTAAAGCTCAAGGACAATATTCTCATGCCGAAGGATTTTCAACATTAGCTCTAGGTGGTTTTTCTCATGCCGAAGGATATTTTACTACATCTTCCGTTAATGCTAATTATGCGCATGTTGAAGGTGTTGGAACAGTAGCTAATGGAAACTACCAACATATAATGGGTAGTTATAATATATCTTCATCTAATGCTGCAGCATTTATTATAGGAAATGGTACTAGTAATAGCTCTCGTTCTAATTTAGTATATGCTTCTGGTTCATCTGTTCAAATTACAGGAAGTTTAAATCTTTCAGGTTCATTTGCTCCACAATTTAGAGACTTGGGAAGTGCCAACACAACATTGGCTGGATCAGTTTCTATTTTATCAACTGATTACAATGTTGTATTTTCTGCAGGATCCCCAACCCCTCCAAATTTTACAAATAGACTTAGACTCCCATCAGGAGTACCAAAAGGTACAGTAATATACTTACAAAGAATCTCAGGAACAAATTCTTGTCAAGTTATTGCTTCTGGAGATATTAATGGGTCTTCAACATATGCTTTCCCAACTACTTTATATACTAGAAGAATGTTTGTATTTGATGGAACTGATTGGTTTGTAGAAGTATAATTAATCTAACCGGAAACTGGTGAAATTACACCAATGAATTAATTTGGTTTTAAGTACACCATATTTATAATAAAATAAATCATTACAATGGCAGAAACAATTGTATCACCTGGTGTATTAGCAATAGAGAATAATCAATCATTTGTAACTCAACAACCTGCACAAGCGGGTGCCGCTATTATAGGACCAGCAGTTAAAGGTAAAGTAGGTATTCCTACTTTAGTTACTTCATATTCCGATTATTTAAATAAATTTGGTGCTACTTTCCTTAGTGGAAGTAATACATACACCTATTTCACCTCTATTACAGCATATAATTACTTTAATAATGGAGGAAGCTCATTATTAGTAACTAGAGTAGTTAGTGGTACATTCTCACCTGCTACCTCATCTTTTATTTCAGCTTCAGCTCACCCATCAGGTTCCCCATACAATTCAAATGTATTTGTATTAGAAACTATTTCCAAAGGTGAGATCATGAATAGTGTAGGCCCAACAGGTAATTACAATACCTTATTGAGTGGGTCTGCTGATAACTTCAGATGGCAAATTACAAATTCAGATCAAACAAACGGTACTTTTTATTTATTAGTTCGTCAAGGTAATGATTCATTAATTAACCCAACAGTATTAGAAAATTGGGGCCCATTATCATTGGACCCATATTCATCAAATTATATTGAAAAAGTAATTGGTAATCAAGTTGAAAATATAGAAGTTGATAATGGTGAATATTATATTCAATTATCGGGAAGTTATCCAAATAATTCCTCATACATTCGTGTTAAACAAGTAAATCAAACAACACCTAATTATTTCGATAATGTAGGAGTTGCAAAACCACAATATACTGGATCAATTCCAATCAATATGAGCGGTTCCTTCGGATCAGCAACCGGAAAAAATATTCCAACAGGTACTGCTGGTGCTTATTATGAAACAATCATATCAGAAAATAATATTCAAGGATTAAAGGCTAATGATTACACAGAATCTATTTCTTTATTAGCAAATAAAGATGCATTCAACTATAATGTATTAGTTGCACCTGGATTAATGTCCGATATCGGATCAACATCAGCAGGTGCTATTAGTTTAATGAATTCTATTGCTCAAGATAGAGGAGACATGATGGTAGTATTTGACTCATCAAAATATAACTCCCAAATCGGATCAGTATTAACTAACACAGCAGGATACGATACTTCATATGCTGCTACTTATTGGCCTTGGGTAAGAACAATTGATCCAAGTACAGCTAATCAAGTTTGGGTACCTGCTTCAACATTAATCCCTGGAATATATGCATTTAATGATAATGCTGCTGCTCCTTGGTTCGCACCAGCAGGTATTAATAGAGGTGTTTTAACTACCGCGGTTCAAGCAGAACGTGTATTAACTCAAGGAAATAGAGATACATTATATCAAGCAAATATTAATCCTATTGCTACATATACATCAAATGGTATAGTAGTATTTGGGCAGAAAACATTAGCTAAGAAAAAAAGTGCTTTAGATCGTATCAATGTACGTCGTTTATTAATTGAATTAAAATCTTATATCTT